ACCATGTCGCACGCGTTATCCGTGCCCCACCCGCTGGCGTCCTTATAGCCGCCGTTCCCAGCCTGCGCGCCATTCGTGAAGTCGAAGGTAAAGCCAACCATGAGTGCGGACGGAGCAGCTGGCACACTGGCAGACTGCACCGCGAGACAATAGGTAATGCCCGCCCTGAGTTGCCTGTTAGCAGGTAGCATCACGAACGTAGCCTCATATAAAGCGCCGTTCGGGTCGGCTGTAACTCCAGCTGAGTCGATGTTGCTCGACGTCATGATAGCCGATCCTATCGGCTTTGCGTCCGGAATTACGCCCGTGGCCAAATAGATGTTCAGTGTCACTGGCCCTACGAAGCCCGACACATTTTTTAATGACACCTTTGCAGAGGTAATTTGGAAGTCCTCGCTAGGTGTGAACGCATGATACGCAGCCTGCATGGTAGCCTGCACGCCATAGGAGCCAATGTCGTTCTGATTCTCCACAGGCCACGATTGTATCAGCTGAGGGCCAGTGGGTGGCGCTGGCCCGCCATCGCCCGCTGTAGCCTCGATGCACGTAGGGAACACCTTGGCTTCCCATGTGGACCTGATGTGGGTTGGGTCGGGCGTCGTCATCGTAGTTCTCCGGCCTCCGCTGAGGCTCTTATGTCCAAGTGCTCAGCTGGCACGATGCCAAAGGTTTCGCTGTCGGGCAGTGGGCGTCCAGCTGGTAGCACCCATTGCGTAGTCATCTCCGCTATGTAGTGCGGGAACGTGTCGGGTTCAATCAGTTTCCACTCCATCGGCAGTTCGATAGGGTATGCCTGATCGAGCGCGGCCTGACCGAAGCTAGTGAGCGCAGCCGCTATCGTCTCGACCATGTTCTGAACGTCCTGATAGCCACCTCCATCTGGATTCTCATCGTATGCCGAGATCAAGATCCTAACGAGCGCGAGCATGGTCGTATGCGAGTCCTCGAGCGCGACCTTGCCGCTCACAGCCTGCACGATGACCGATGGGCAGTCGGGTAGCTTGTCGCCATCGATCTCGCCCGTGACCGTGCGCGGGACGCGTCCACGCACTACTCGCGGAGGCACCTTGAGCGTGAGCGTGCGAGCGCGAGCGCCATAGTCGAACGGCACATAGGGCGCTTCCTTGGGCCGTGCCTCAGTGATGGACGCTTGGGCTAGGTTGAGCGTCGGGTTGTCCAGCATGTAGCTGTTCAAGAGCGTAGCTATGAACTTCACCAGCGTCTCCTCAAGATCGTAGATGGACTGTGCCCTACGGCCGAAGTCCATAGCGGGAGGTGTAACTGGCTCAGGCATGCTCATAGGCGTCCAGTGAGTAACAAGATGATGACCACGATGAGCAGGATGCCCACGATGCCACTCGGGCCGTAGCCCCAGTTAGTGCTGTAGCCCCAGCGCGGCACCGCGCCGATGAGGATTAGGATAAGGATGATGATAAGAACTGTGCCCATAGTTAATGCCTTCCAGCGCCTGCCATGACCCGCTCAATCTCATGGTCGATACGCTTAGCTAACGTGTCGCCCATCTGTTTGTTCACCTCAGGGCCAACTGTGGGCTGAGTGGCCATGATGGAAGCTCCTATGGTAAAGAGCTTATGGATAGGCAGTCGGCCAGCGCCAGCCGCCCTAATGAACGGCCCTACGTAGCCGCCTACGTTCGCGGGCACGAATGCGCTCCGCATGATGCGACCGCCTGTGCGTTTCACCTGTGCGAACACTGGCTTCTTATGCTTGCGCCTCTGCACGCCACTGGGCCGCACCTTGAACAAGTTCAGTGGTAGCATGCCTTGGCGGATGACTACTTCGCCCGATAGCCTGTTGACGTTAGCGCCATGAACGACCACTGGGATATCCTTGGCTTTGATCAGATAGACCTTGCGTATCTCGCGCTTCACAGTCGTGCGCCCTTTGTCGAGAGCGCGATTGATCGCGGGCGCGAGCACCTTAGGCACATCCTTCTCGATGTTACGCACCACGTTCCTTAGGTGCTTCATCTGCTTAGCGTCAACTTGGATGGCTACCATAGGTCAGTTAGCTCCATAGTGTCCGGGCTGTGAGCGTGTTGCGCTCAGGGCCAGCATCCAACAGCTTTCCTCGTCTGTGACCATGAGCACTTCCCATGGCCGATTGGCGGGCGAGTAGATGAGCTCGCCCGCCACAGGAGGCCGAGGCAAATTTTTGTGCTCGATGTAACAGATGACATCTCCTAGGTAAACACCGTGAACGCTGACGATCGGTTGCTTCTTAGCCGCTTCCTCATCCCATACCACCTTGGCTGTGAACAGCTTGAAGCCGCCGTGGCCATCTGAGATGCGAAACTCCCTGACTGTCGCGTGTTCATCGGTGTTGATGAACACGCGGGTTAAGTCAGTCGGGAATTGCTCTCGTAGGCTCACAGGCGGTCACTTAGCCTTTCTCGTCGGCCTCCTTCAGTAGCGCGATGATCTCGCTCTTGTTCGCCCGTGTGGGCACGTCGATGCCGCGATCTTCCGCTCGGGCGCGTAGTTCGGGGACCGTCTGGTTGTCGTAGTCGCCATTGTCCGGAGCCGCATGGACGGGACGGGACGCCTCCGCCTTCTCGCGGGCCGCTACCCCAGCTTCCTGTAGCTCGGGCTGTGGCTGCTCATCGGATGGCCGCTCAGCCTCGAAGTAGGGCTGCTCCTCTTGTGCACCTCCGCCCTCGCGTGAGAACGGCCCTGCACCTCCCGCCAATGCTTCCACGATGCGGAAGCCCAGCACGTCCGCAGGCATGGGCAGCGGGCAGCTGGTTAGGCGATACCACAGCTGACCATCTTCCTCGTCACCATAGACGAGTGGGATGCGGCTGGTTTGGTAGGTGACAAACGTTTTCGTCTTGGCGTTCTCCAACTGTGTGAACGCGCCATAGACGATCTTGTTAGGCACGTTAGTGGAGAGCAGGATGATCAGCGGATCGGGCAACATCGGGAACAACGTGCCTGCATCGTCCTCGAAGTATTCGCTGTAGTGGTAGCACTCCATGCCCGGAACCAGCGCGAACCGCACGACCGCATCGCTCTCGATGATGGGCGCGATAGAGCCAAGCTCATAGCGTCGGTTGTCCAGATAGGACTTCACGTTAGGGTTGCTGATAAAAGCAGCCTTAGCCGCTGTGCCGAACAGCGCGATGTTAGGGCTGATACCACTGTCGCGGATGGTAGCTAGCCTCGCCGCTTCCAAGTCAGCCAATGGGTCAGCTGTGGCTGGCGTGGCATCCCACTTGTTAGCCACAACGTAGTGGTTGTTGGCTGGCCCGTTGCTGCTGTCCAGATAGTTGATCACCATCTGGTAGCCGTTCTCAGCGGTCACAGTTAGACCGCCATTGATGAGCACTTGGCGGCACATCCATTCCTCGCGCCGTGTGATGGCTTCATCGAGGAAGATGTTGTCTTCAGCCAGTAGCTCCGCTGCACGGTCAGCCGCCGTGCGTCCGCTGTAGATGGTCTCGCCTGGCATCCTCGATTCGAGATCGGGTGTGCGCAGAGCGCGAGCAGGCGCTATGCGAGGTGCGCGGAAGAACCGCGTCTCGTAGCCCTGTCGTTCCATGACCTTGCCACCGATCAATGGCGCGACGAACGGTGCCATCTTCCGGCGACCACGCCGAAAGTCGAACTCGACCATCGCGGTCGGTGGGTATTCGCGGCCCGTGAAAAACGTGTCGCGCAGGAATGTGTGAACCAATGGGCCTGCCAGAAATGGCTCTAGCAGCGTCCTTGGCTCGTAGTTTGGATCGGTGTTCATAGGTTTGTGTTACCTTCTATGTGACTGCGTTGGGTTGGGTTAGGGTGCGAAAGCGCCAGTAGGCACTGACGGATCGAGGAATATCTGCAAATCGCGCAGACGCTGGATAGCCGCTGGACTGAGCGGGGTTGGGCTTGCGCCTTGAGCATGGGCATCCGCGTAGTGGACTTGCCGTTGATTGAACGAGCCGCTGAGAGCGACGCCCACTGTGGGGTTAGCGGGGTCGTCCTGTGGGTCGGGCAGGTCAATGATGATGCCGCCTAGGGCTGCGTCATCCGCTGCTAGAGCGGGCGACACCTTCATAGCCGTGGCATCGAACTTGACCAGATAGCCCACGTGCATGACTGCCAGCGTTTCTGCGCCGACAGGCACGAATGGGAACCGCTGGATTTTCCAGTCGGGATCATCATCGTGACTCATGATGTTGATCGGATAGAGAGCACTTTTGATTGGCATAGTATGTTACTCCTTGGGTTGGTTGGGTTGGTTAGTTACGACTGTTGGCGTAGCGCCTTGGGTTGCGCGCCTTTAGGCGGGCCTGAGTTTTGTTGGCGATGAGGGTGCCGAAGCCATTGCCCTCACCAGCTGCTCCACTGTCACTGCCCGGAATCCGATTGAGGACATCTGCATCCTCACGGCGGTCAGTGCGCTTGCCAGCTTTCTCCATGGCTTCAAAGCAGGCTGCGGTTACATCGGCCACGGTCTTGCCGTCCTTAATCGCGGCCTCGATGATCGCGTGGGTGGCCGGACGGTCGAGCGCCTGTAACGCGGTCACACGTGCGCGCTCGGCTGTGATGCCCTTGTCGTAGTCCGTGGCTGCGGCTGCGGGCGGTGCGGGTGGCGTCGGTGGTGCAGGTGGCGTCGGCGGTGCCGGAGGCGTCGCTGCGGGTGGCGTCGGCGCGGGTGGCGTCGGCGCGGGTGGCGGGTTAGGCGGGTCTGCGGGTGGCGTGCCGCCAGTAGCTGCGGGTGGTGTTGGGTTCATAGGTATGCTTTCTGCTGTGGCGTTGAACGCCGGAACGTTATGGAAACGCGATAGGTCAAACTCCACGCCGTTGAAGATTGCGCGCTTAGTCCCAGCCACAGCTGCGGCTTTGACTACTCCACGCACCTCATCGGCGAAGCCTTTCGCTACCGCCTGCTCAGGTGAAAACCATGTCTCAGCTGCTAGCAAGTCGCGTATGTCTGCACGTGACTGCTTAGTGCGCCGCTCATAGACGTTGATCATGGACTCGGTCACGGTGTCGAGAGCGCCCGCCATCGTCCGCATATCATCGGCATTGCCCATGGCGATACCGCTCGGCAGATGAATCATCATCGAGGCGTTGGCCCGTATGTAGATTTTGTGACCTACCATGGCGACGATGGACGCTGCGCTGGCCGCGAGTCCATCCACGAACACGATCTTCGTCGCTCGGTGATCGGCCAAGCGCGAGTAGATGGCGCTCGCCTCGAACAACGATCCACCAGGACTGTTGATATGGATGTCGAGGCGCTTGACGCTCGCTGGCAGTTTCGATAGGTCGCGAGCAAACGCCTTCGCGCTCACGTCGCCCATGTCCTCCCAGTCGCCTATGTGCGAGAAGATGAGGAGCTCGGCGGCATCGGGGTCGCCATCCGCGTCACAGCTAAATCTGTAGAAGTCGTTCATCGGTAAAACCTCCCGCTTGTTCCGCCGCTCAATTCGGCGTTGTTGATCGCGCTTTCTGATGGCCCGCGCCGTGCCGAGGATGCCGCAGAGCGTGCTTTTAGCCCGTTCTTGCCCGATTGGGCAGGAGGCTTCTTCGGGGCAGGAGACGGCGACGGAGGTGCCGCAGGCGCTGGCGGCTGTGGCGTCCCAGCTGGCGGCTTGGGTTCCGCTGGCGCGGGCGCTGCGAACGTGCCTCGCTGTGGCCGATAGGGCGGGTAAATCAGGCCCGCCTCATCGAACTCATCCTGCTCCACGGACTGCTGTAAAATGTTGTCGCGATAGTTGCTGCCATTCAGCTCCGCGCTCTCGCGCTCGATGGTCGAAAAGCCGCATGTGACTTTCAGATCGGCGGCAGCGACTTCCTTCTGAGGATCCAGCGAGCCTGCGCTTGAGCCAGTCCAGATGCAGCGGAGCATGGCGCGACGGATGTAGGGGTCGTCGAAGCCGCCCTTGAAATTCACGATGCGACCCATGGTGATTGCGTCCTCTAGCCACTCCTCATACACGGGCTGGCACAGCTGGTCGATGACCAGTGCGCGATACTTCCTCACTCGACGCCAGAAGTCTAACAAGGCCGCGCGACTGGCGCTGTAGCTGGCGTTGTATTGCTTGAGTAACACCTCATAGGGAATGCCTAGGGCCGCGCCAATGAACTTAGCGACTGAGATGGTAAACTCGCCGAACGTCGCCTGTGGCTGGGTGGGCGATGAGAAGTTCACTGTATGTCCCGGACGCATGAAGTTCACTATGCCCGGACCTAGCTGCACGTTATAGGGATTGATGGAGCAAATCTCCTTCTTCTGTTCCTCAGTGAGCAGGCTATCGAAAATCGTGGGGTCAGGGAACTCGCTAGTGATGAACGCTGTGAAGTAGGACTGGATGACCGCGCCTACCACTGTCGCGTCCACGTAGCGCCCTTGCTGCTTGAGTAGCTCTAAGCACACGCTCAGTATGGGCACGCCTCGTCGTTGCTCAGGGCGCTCGGGCCTCATCATGAGCACCATGTTCCTGCGGCCACTCTTAGCGCCATAGGGTTCGACGCGGGTAGTCTTACCCGTGGGCAGTATGCTCCCAGTCGAGTTCCACGTCGCGAGCGGGTGTTGCGCCGCTATGTGGTAGGCCAGCAACTGACCATCAGGCGACAACTCGACACCTGTGAAGATGTTGCTGTTAGGTGGCAGGAACTGTGGGTTACGAACACGGTCAGCCTCCAACACTCTTAGGCGTAGATCGAACATCGTGCCCTTGCGTGGCATTAGTGGGAACAACACTGGGCAGTCACCGCTGAGTAACATGGACTGGAAGGCCACATGTTGGAGCGTAGCGAACGCATGCTTGGCCTCATAGTCGCACTCGCGTGGATCGTCGGCCCACCAGCACCACTTCTGCGCCAGTTCCTTGTTGAGCTTCACAGTGTCCTCAGGGCTGAGGCCCAGCGCCTCGCCATCCACGTTAGGAGCGGGAAACAGGCCTTCGCCTATGACATTTGTGTCCAAGGTCTCTATCGCGCCACACGCCAGTGGTATGCCCATGAACGCGTCGCGAGAGCGTTCGCGGAGTATCTGGACATTCCATCCTATGTCACGGTCTGCATCGCCTCCGTGATAGAGCCAGCCCATGAGCGAGTTCTTGCCCATGTTAGCGCCGTAGTTGGCATAGCCTGTGCCGCCCAGTCCCGGATATGGATAGCCACCGCCTAGGGAGTTCTTGATGCTGAGCACGTTGCCATCTGGCCCTAAGAGCGTGCCTTGAGGCAGACGGCTCACATGGCCGTTGCCATTACGCGAGTGAGTGAGCGTGGGCGTCATACGTCGCGCAACACGACACGAAACGCCGTGTCGCGTCCAGTTAGGGCCGTTGGTAGCGTGTCGATGCCACAGTAGAGCTTCACCATCTCGTTCCAGTAGTCCACGGCCTTCTGAGCTTCGGCTATCGTGTTATACTCGACGTTGCGTGTGCCGATCTTGTAAGCCTTGACGCCAGCACTGGTAGCCTGCACGCCTTCCATCGCTTTGCGTAGGCCGTCTTGCGCCCATGGGCAGGTGAATGGGACTAGTGGTTCATCGGTGACTTGGGTTGCGTCTTTGGGTGAGGCGTTGGGCACTATGAACGTAGAGGCTATCATCCTTTCCCTTAGGATTAAACGAGTATAAATTCCCTCATTAGCTCGCTCGTCGTAAGTGCCTCGCGTTCAGCATGTCCGTCAACTAACTTGAATTCAAGATAGTTGAGAGGCCAGATGGTCGGGCTTGCGCTCTGTGCGCTGTGTGCCTAAGCTCCCGCCCATGATAGCCAAGATGAGGAAAGCTAATCCACGTGGGCGACCACGCTTAGGTGACTGCCGCATCGAGACAGTCATCCCACAGGCGGTCATGGACGCTCTGAAGGCGAACGAGCGAGAGACTGGCGTGTATCACACTCGGGTAGCGGCCAACGTCCTATGCAACTGGCAGAAGGCTAATGCATCGGACGGTTCGTCGCTCCAAACTTAGTCGGCTCGCTACTGACAGGCGGTGCGCCGACCAGCGCCGTGCCTTGCACTCCAAACGCCGTGGACGCGGCCTCAGTCGCCTTGGGCGGCTCATATAGGTCGCGCAGCATAATGTCCAGCTTGATGCCTGTCATGGGCAGCGCCACGCCCGCCAGAGCGTAGTTGCGGCAGTCGAACGGTTCATTGCGCTGGCTGAGTAGCTTAGTCCACATGTAGGTTGGGAAGCCGTTCTTAGACTTCACGATGCGTCGCTCAGCGGTCAGCCCTTTGAAATACTCCTCATCGTAGCCTCGACATGGCTCATCGTTCGGGTGCTTAGGGAAGTGGCAGTAGCCCGCGCCCGCCGATGGCACTACGAGGCGATTGACGATTTCCTCCTTACCGCTATCGACGCCTAGAGTGAACAGTCGTGCGTTGTTGCTCTTAGTGAGGGTGCCAGCGCCTTTCACGAATGGCTTACCTAAGCCGCCCTCGCCCTTCACACTGACGCACCTAGGCTGACGGAGCTTGGTGTAGTGATACACGAAGTCACTGGCGTAGCCTGAGTCAACACAGATCTTTTTGATCCTCATGAGCTTGTCATCGAAGGTAGTGAACACTCGCCGATAGACCGCCTCATCGAGTAGCTTCCACACGTCATCCTCGCGTGGGTCGCCATCCAGTATGCCATACTCGATGCCCCACGACTCGCGGCCCTTGCCCCATCCTACGACCTCGTAGTTGATGGTGCGCTCATGCACGTCCACGCCCGCCGTGAGCGCCAGCACGCCCTCTGGCACTTCGCCGATGTAAACCTCACGTCGCTCCTTGTAGAGATCGACTTCCACCTTCTGCCCTGTGTCATCGTGTAACTCACCTAGCCGCGTGTTGTTAAACGCCTTGAGAGGCTCGACGTCGCCCTCCTCGTTCGCTCGCACTGCGCGGATGAACTCGTCGCGCAGGATGTCCCACTCGATCCATGGGTTATAGAGGCCGCTCAGATAGAAGCCGCGAGTGGTCACCTTGCGCCCTCGCTCGTCCTTGGGCCTGTGCGCCCGCCACTCGCCTTTGCCCATGAGCCACTGATACTTGAACGTATGTTCGCCACAGTTGACGCATTGGTGGGCTAGATCGGTGAAGCGGATGCGCTTCCAGCTGAGCACCTGATAGAAGCCGCACTCACAGCATGGGAGATACCAGTGCTCTTGGGTGGACTGCGCCATCTCGCGCTCGATGTGCGAGACGCCCTTGATGCCCGGACTCGATATGAGAACGATCTTGCGGTTCCAGAACGCGCTTGTGCGGGCTATGCCCAGCTGTAGCGGGTTGCCCTCAGTGCCCGCGCTCGCGGGGTAGCGGTCAATGTCATCGAACAGCGCAACGCGAACGGGCCTGCCGCTGAGGGTGGCCGCTGAGTTAGCGCCAGCCAGCGCGATGTAACCGCCTTTGAATGATTTGCGCCGTAGCGTGTTACCGCTATCGCGGCTCTTAGGGTCAGCGATGAGCGGTGTTAGCCTAGGGCTGTCCCGTATCATGGGCGCTAGGCGGTCAGTGCTGAATGCCTCCGCCATCTCGACCGTTGGCTGAACGACTAAGATGGGGCATGGGTCTTCAGTCATGAAGTAGCCCACGCTGTTTAGGATGCCACAGTCAGTGATGCCTAGCTGTGACGCCTTCTGAACCGCCACCTTAGGCGTCCATGGGTCGCTGATAGCGTCCATGATATCCTTCTCATAGGGCGCTTTCGCTGTTACCCATTGTCCTGGCTCTGCACTCGACTCTGAGGACAGCACGCGGTAGCGGTCTGCCCACTGACTCATGGGCAGCTTCGATGGCGGCCGAAAAAGACGATAGAGGCTAGTGACGTAAGCCTCAGCGCGATCGTAGTCGTCTGCGAACGACAGCGCCTCCTCCCGCGAACCTAGTAGGACGATAGGCTCAGGTGCCGGATGCTCCAGTGTCCTCGGTCGTTTCGTCGTCCTCTTGGCCATTCGTGCGCGGCTCAGGGAAGTCCGCTATGTTTGCGCCCTGCGACGCTAAGAAAGCCGCTCGTTGGGCACTGAATTGGCCCACTCGCCACTGACTCATTTCCCGCAAAGCTACCTCAATTTCATTGTGAAGTAGGTCGAAAATCACTTGGAAACTAGTCACGCCTATGAGCAGTCTTGTTACCCGCGATGGTATGCTTAGTAGGTGGCTCTTAGTCGCGGTGATGAGGTTGGTCATAATGAACTCCACGTCGCCAGTCTTGAGCATCTGGCCCTTGATTTCCTTGAGCTTGAGCGATGCCATCTCTGCCTCATGACGCATCCGTAGGTTGCGTAGCCGCTGATACTCGCTCTCACTGGCGTCATCCAGCCGCGCCAAGTCCTTGAGGTATTTGATATAGGCGTGCAGGTTCTGCACTAGCTCATAGCGGCCCTGTAGCTCCTTGCCATCGACGTCCCGCGCCCGCGTGAAGATGCCCTTTTCCGTTAGCCGTCTTACCCACTG